TGAATACTCCACAAGTTTATCGTTTAAAGAAGTCTTATAAGTTATATTGCTAGTCTTAACATTAATTGGTAGTACTTGCTCACCAGTTTCTATAACATTCGTAACCCATACTTTTTCAGATAACATTAATTCCTTAAATACTTGGTTATATTCTTCGCTTAGATACCCACTACTTAAAGTTATAGACTCATCACCATTTATATTGAAGTCTCTATTAACATGAGTGTTAATACTATAAGCCATATTAGTATCTAATACATGAGACTTATAAGAACTCTTTTTAATTGTTATTTTCTCAACAGCTTTCTTAAAGAAATACATATCCTGTAATACTCCAAACCTATTTATAAATGATACTTTTTTAGGCTCATATTTACACTCCTCTATTGTATTTACTAACACTGTTGCTGATAATCCGTTGTCGTCTAATACAGTTATCTTATCAACTTTGCCGATAGATAAAGAATCCAAGAACGCTTTTAAACATAAGTTATCTTCAAACGTTCCACCATCTTCTAAAACCCTTTCTTTAAAGTTGTCGTAATTTGTACTATCGCCATAAATAGAAACATACTTTATTTGCTCTGAACTTAACAATGAAGTTGTAAAAGATTGTGTAGATACTACTTCGTTATTTAAAAAGAATGTTACTGTGGGGTTATTAAGCGTATTAATAGGAACTCTAAATGCGTTGTCATCCAACACAAACATTTCTCTATTACTAATTAGTAAAGGGTTATCGTCTATATTAAATGAAGGGTTTTCAAAATAAGAGTAACTGTCATACGCTAAACTTGTAGTTGTTAAAGGTGATGTTAACGCAGAGTCGGAAGAGTTGTAGGGAGTTCTTACTGTACGAACCCAAATAGTTTTACCAACATAATCACCGTCAAAAGTAACATCTAAATAATCTTTAATCAACTCGGATATTTCAAAGTAAACCTTTACAGAAGAACCAACTACACTCTTTTTTAAATTGTACTGAGCAGTCACAGGACTAGTACTAGAGCCTTCCCAAATAGAAATAGCTATAGTAGTATAAGCTGTGCTAGCCGTTGATGTTCCCTCGTAATATGGACTCCTTAAATTTATTGCCATTTTATTTATTGTTTATACTTGTTTCTAGTAACTGCTCAATATCTAATCGATACGCTTTTACTAAATCTTTATCAATGTTTTTAAATGCTTTCTCGAATGGCTTGGTAAAAAATAGACTTGGTTTAATACCATTATTAAATATACTTCTTGCAATCATAAACTGCAAAGACTTTCTACTTATAAACTTTCCGTTCTTATCTCTTGGTGCTATTCCTTTTTTAACTATCCACTTATCCATTTTAGAAGGTGGTGGCATCTTAGTTGTATATGAATACTTTGTATTGTATTTCTTCTTAACACCACTCACACCTTTGTCTTGGAATACACCGTAATCCTCCATCATAAAGCTAAGTTCAAAACTATTCTTACTCACCTTTACATTAGAGTCTAAACTATTATAAAGTTCCTTAGAACTATTCTTTTTCTGTCGTGTTAAGTTTGCTCTTGATTGTGATATCACATACTTAGCAAATCTATTTAACTCTTCCTTAACATTGCTTAACATATACTTATATCGTTTGGAATAATAATATCAAACGTTAACGCCCAACCCGCAACTTCATTCTCAAATCTATCATAGAAAGGCTCAAAGTTTGGTGTTCCATCTAACTGGTATAAGTCTTGATGCAACGTTCCTCCTCGTAATACTTGAACTAACTTATTAAGTACCGCTAATTGCGTGTTAAGTATATCTTGCTCATTGTTATTGCCTACAAATATATCTACTGTTTCCTCTTTTGAAACATCTACAATATCCATAGATAAAACAGATAAACTAAATCTTAATATATTATCTTCGTTACCTACATTATTAACTATTATATGAGATAAAGGGAATATAGTTTGTTTAGATAAATCTACCCTTGTTATATCTCCAGTCGTAACGGTGTTAACGTTATCATCTGTTAGAAGTTGGTCTTTAATTGCTTGCGTAACTTGATAAAATCCTTTCATTTAAAACTTACTTTTAATTCTTTGTGCTTCTGCCTCTGACTTTTCTTTCATAAATGATAGCATTGTGAAACATTGATGTATATTTAATTTAGTGATATCTTCAAATCTCGTAATATCTCCGTTAGAGAGTCCGTAAATTGATTGATACCACCCCCATTTCCTATTGAAGTTAGCTTCTCTTGTATAGCTTTCGTCTCCTGTTCGTTGTTGGAATAGAGTATCGTATGATTCGATAGTTCGATTCCTAAATTCAAGAAAAAAAAAAGACTTCCACTTACCGCAGACATAGGTGTATCTTTCATCTTGTCTGGGTTTAATGGGTTGTAATCTATAATATTATACTTTTCTTTTCTTATGTCCTTAACAGGTCTGTAAAGCACGTTCATTGCAATATGCATCTGCTCCCATTTAGAAGCATTGTTATCTAAGTCGATATACTCACCCAAACTAACATCGTCTAAGTCTGGAATGAATCCATAAGTAACACCACCCATAACAAACTGTTCTACGTGTACAGGTTTTGAATCTAACAACTCCTCTAATATATCTATAATAGCAGCAACACTACTAATCTTTAATTTATAACTATCACTCAAAGGGATGCCGCAAAAGATTTCAATCATCTTTGCTTGTAAGAAGTTACCGTCTGGATTGCTTTCCGCTATCTTCAAGTATTTCTGATACTGCCCTAATGTAATCTCGTCTAATGATGTTGGTACGTTAATTTCTATCTTCATACTTATATAATAACAATAAGAACATATTTTATTAGAAAGCATAAAAAAACCACTTATTAATTAATAGGTGGTTTTATTTGAATTTAAAATTACTTTTTATATAGATTACTTCATAATAAATATTGGCGCATTATTGCTAACCGATTGCAATGTACAACCCTTATTAAGTTCTCACAAGAAAAATCTTATTTATTTTATAAAAAACCCTATACAATTTTCATAACACTTTGATAGTAATAGATATTGTTTAGGTGTTCTCGGTCTTGCTATTCTTATTTGTTGGTTTGTTCTATGGTGTATAAAGCACTCTATAATCATTATCATCTGGTCGTTGCTCATTACCTTATAAAGTATTTACCTTTGTTTGGTGTTGCTAGTTGTGAGGTTATAGCATAACGTGCTGCATCAATACAATGATTAAAAGCGTCAATAGGTTTGTTTACGGTATTACCTTCCCTATCTTTAATCCATGTATAAGATTGTAACTCTTTTATTAAGTTCTTACTTCTACTTGTTATGTATATCTTATTTTGATTGATTAAGTTTATACCGTATACAATAGAATCTTTACCTTTAGTACAAGGCAGTACTTTATGTCTGTATGTTTTTAACTCTGCAATACTTTTCGGTTCTGCTGAATCCGCATAGATAACATCTTTAATATCGTTAGACGTTAGTAAATTAGATATATCACTATTAAGTAATTTCTTTTGATATATTACTTCATCAAAGATATAAGCATCGTTATACTTATAAAGTCCTATTAAAGTTGTAGGGTCATTACTATAACCAAAATCCATTCCGTAACACAATAACCTTGCTTCTTCTGGTAACTCTATTTCTTCCCACTCTTTTATACATACACCATCTAAAGAACCTATTTGCCCAAGTCCGTAAACCTTCCACCAATTCGCCCAGTATGCAGAAGTCTTTGCTTTCTCTCTTGCTGATTCTATTTCGTCTACGATGGTTTGCGAAAGTGATTCGTTATCTTTATAAGTAAGTGTAATGAAGTCTACGTCTTTTTGCGTTGCTACTTCTTTGTGTGCCCAAAAGTTCGCAGTAGGATTAAAGTCAATCCAAATATCACCGCTTGTTCTTATTGCTAATTGATTGTATGCTTCAAAAGGTATGTTATTCGCTTCGTTAATATAAAGCACACTTCTTCTAGCTCCTCTTAATTTGTCTGGCTGTTCAACTGAAAAGAACTCAATGTAACTACCATTCGAGAACGTGTATTTTAACACCCCTCTATTCCATTGACTATCTCTATAACGATTAGTAAACATCATTATCTTTAAGAAGTCTTTAATTGCACCCCTACGTAAGTGAGGCACACTTTCAGACACTACACTTGTTTCTGTGTTTGGTGTTCTTATACATCTATCAATAAGGATAGGAAGTATACCAAAAGTTTTACCTGCTGATGTACCTCCTTGAATTATCTTTTTACGCTTAGTTAGTGCGTGCAATTTCCTTATCGCAGTTGTAGTCTGAAACATTA